ACTATCGCCTGAAGCCCGCAACTGTATTACAATCGAAAACGAAGAAAACTCATGGGGGTTAAATGACTGTCTAACTCTTACAGATACTTTGCCTATTGTGCTTGATATACACCATCATTGGATTCGCGAGGGGGAATATATCCTTTCGTCAGACGATCGTGTTAAGCGTGTTGTGGATAGCTGGCGGGGTGTGCGCCCTACTTGTCATTACTCAGTATCTCGTGAAGACTATCTTGTGGATCACGATCCCACAGTAATGCCTGATTATAAATTATTGCTAGAATCTGGATACCGTAAGCAAAAACTTCGGGCCCATAGTGATTTCTATTGGAACAACGCAGTTAATGAGTGGGCACTGAGCTTTCTTAACACACACGATATCATGGCGGAGAGTAAAGGCAAAAACCTAGCTAGTTTTGCCTTATACCAACAAGCTAAAGAACTTACTCTGCTTTAGGCTTACGTGGAGCACGTGGCTTTTTAACAGCCGGTGCTTTAGCAACCTTGGGTGCTTTTTCAGCTTTTGGGTTTGCAGGTGCTCTCGGTTTTTTAGCTGGTTTACTTTCTGTACTTGGTACATATTCAACTACAGCAGACGCTGTAATGGTAGGTACTGGAGTACTTTCTTTAACTTCGCTAGTTGGTTCTGGCCCTAATTTAACAATAGGATCTGCCGGTGCTTCAACTTTGTAAGGAGCTTCTGGTTGTACTTCTACTGATGGTTTCTTAAAAAAACTTTTGATAAATTTAATCATGGTATATTATCCTCCGTGGTATTTATTCTAATAAATATTACACTATGTATAATTTTATCCGTCATATTACTTTAAACGAAGGACATACTCCTAAAACCCTTACTCAAGATCCATTACCTTATAAACGTGATGATCTTGACCCAGTATTAAGCGAAGATACTATAGATTTACACTATGGTAAACTATATAAAGGCTATGTTGATCGTTATAATAAAGGCGAAGGTGATTCAGATTTTAATGAAGCAGGTGCATTTTTGCACAGCATCTATTTTCCACAATTTCAAGCACCTAAATCTAGTAATAAACCTTCTGGTAAGATATTAGAATTTATTGAAAAGCATTTTAAAACTTTTGATAATTTTGTAGATAAATTTGAATCCGAAGCAATGAAAATTCAAGGTAGTGGGTGGGTCTATCTTGCTAGAGACGGTAGTATCAAAACTATTAAAAATCACCAAATCAAATTAGACATCGTGTTATTAATTGACTGGTGGGAGCATGCCTGGTTGCTTGACTACGGCAGTGATAAGAAAAAATATCTTAAAAATCAATGGCGAATTATTGATTGGGATATTGTCGAAACAGCATTACCTACAAACCTCCGATAGTTTTTAAACTACTCACTGGCATATCCCAAACACGTCTACTTTCGACACCTTTACTTTGCGCAAACTTTTTAGGGTCGCAATCAGCGCACACATGATAATAATTATTACTTAAACGTTTTGGATCCATATCTCCTTTATCACGTTTAAAAACTTCCTGACAATTATCACATCGAAATACTATAACAGTTTTCTTACGCATATAGGTGTGATGTTTACCACGCTTACTAGTCCTAACGTGTTGTGTTTGTTTAAATTCTGTGCCCATGTACATATATGTATTTACATTAAGGTTATAAAATGCCTTTGATAAATACTCAATCGAGGACTATTATGATCACGTTAACTGAATCAGCAAAAACAAAAATTAAAGATCTTCTATTAGAAGAAGGAAATCCACAACTAGCATTACGTACCTATGTACAAGGTGGAGGATGTAGTGGATTTAGTTATGGTTTTACATTTGACGAAGTACAAAATGAAGACGATTTTGAAGTCCCAATAGACGAATTTAAAGTACTTGTAGATTCGATGAGTATGCAATACTTAACAGGTGCAGAGATAGATTATAAAGATGATATAATGGGTAGTAGTTTTACTATAAAGAATCCTAATGCAACAACAACCTGCGGATGCGGAAGTAGTTTCGGAGTTTAATAAATGACACAACAAATAATTGATATCGGTATTCAAGGCAACGACGGAACTGGGGATAGCATCCGCGAATCATTTAATAAAGTTAATAGTAATTTTAATGAATTATATGCAGTATTTGGGTTGGGCGGAAGTATTAGTTTTGGAAAACTAGCAGATGCACCGGGTAACACAGCATATACAGTAACAGGTGCAGTTGGCAATAGTGCTACCGTAACAGTAAATTTTAACAATCCTAATCCAGGGTTAGGACTACCATTCACTATTGGTCAAACAATCACTGTCAAAGGTATGGTTCCTAATGGCTATAACGGAATTTATACTGTAACGTCTGCTACTACTGGTAGCGTAACATATGCAAACACCACTACTGCTACAGTAACATCTGTTGGAACAATTACAGGTGCATCCTATAATACCAATCAGGTTATTATGGGTAACACAACTGGAACTGGACTATCTGCTAGAAATTTAGTTGCAGGAAATGGTATTACTATTGATACTGCAAGTAACGCTGAAGTGATAATTACTTCAACATCGCAAGGTTTAATTGGCGATCCACAACCTAGTATGGGTGCTCCAATTAATGCAAACTTACTAACTATTGGTAGATTAAGCGATCCTAGTATAAATCTAGTCAATGCGTTTAATGCGGTTTATGCAAATCAAGGAATTACTACTACTCTAGGTCAGTTAGCTGTTACAGTAAATTATGCTAATAATAATTATTTACAAGTTACTAACGGTCAAGTTACCAACGCATTAAGAGTACGAGCTCAACCTAATACACCACAGACTACTGATCCAAATTACGATCCTACTCTAACTGGTAACTATGTAGCAACTGAAGCAATGCAACGTAAAGATGTTGTATACCGAGGCGGTGACACAATGTCTGGTCCGTTGGAACTTAGTGACCACCCAGGCTCAATGAGCGGATTTGGTATCAGGAATGGCAGTGACGATTTGCAAGCCGCGACCAAATTTTATGTAGATAATAACTCATACTATAGCGGCACTAATTTATATGTTAGCACCAAGGGAGATGATACACAACGTAATACTCCTCCCGGAAGAGAAGGCCGCGCATGGCAATATGCTTATAAAACTGTAGGTGCGGCTGCTTTACAAGCTGAAAATTTAATTAATGTTGCATTCGGTGAACCAGGTCCATATCGTCAAACCATGGCCTACACCGTCGGTCCTAATCAATATAAGAGCACTATTTTAAGTGTTAATTTTACAGGCGGAAACGAAAGTGTACAAGGTTATCAGGATGCCGCAACATTACTGGAAGCAAACAAATCATTTATTCAAAATGAAACAATTGCATATCTAAATCAAAAATACGTAAATCAATTTACATTTGATAAAACAAGATATGAAACTATATTTCAAAATATCGTAGACGGTATTGGATATGATATAGTTTTAGGTACTAATTTTAATACTACTACACAAGCTAGTATATTATTCGATGCATACAATAGTGATGTTAGCGGAAGTTTAACACAAATTACTGCGGCTATTAATAATGCTAAACAACAAATATTAAGTTATAATTTTAGTTCAACTAACCTTCAAACATATCTAGGAAAAGTTATAGATGCTGTTTGTTCGGATATGGAAACTGGTAGTAACTATCAAACTATCAAAGAAGGTGTTGCATTTAAATATGCAAATACCGGAATCAGTGCAAGTCCAATTATTATCAATACGGCTGTTACAGCAACTAGCGGTAGTGCAATTAGTACCGCAGGTACTATCGCAGGAACTACTTTAGTAATAGGCGGTAGCGTTACTGGTACATTTGCAGTTGGTATGACCTTAAGTGGTTTTGGTATTACTCCGGGAACTACTATTACTGCAAATATATCTGGTGCAGGTACTGGAGCAAGTATATGGACTGTTAGTACTAGTCAAACAGTTAGTACAACCAGTATTACCGGTACAAATAATACTATTACTGTTGCTAGTACTAATAGTATGGTTGTCGGCAATCCTATAACTTTCAGTGGAACAAGTTTTGGAAATGTTTTAACTGGAACTACTTATTATATTAATTATGATATGGCAAGACCTAACAGTGCTTACAATATTGCTAAGACTTATTTTAGTTATGACCAAGCAAGATTA